TTCTGATACATTGGATGCTCTGCTGTCTCTCCACCAATAAGTTCTACTCCAGCATACTCACATCCTTTAACAATACCCTGCATTATCTCAGGCAATCTATGGTCTATCTTCTTAGTAGAAACATAATCTAAAAAGTATAATGGTTTAGCACCACAAGTAATCACATCATTAACACACATAGCAACAAGATCTATACCAATAGTAGTATAGTCATTACCAATTCTACACATATTAATTTTAGTACCTACACCATCAGTACCAGATACTAAAATAGGTTCCTCGTAACCACGAGGAACCTTAAACATACCACCAAAACCCCAATACTAGGTGCTTTATGTTTAAGTGTTTCTACAAATGATCTTCCTGCCTCAAGATCTACTCCAGAATCTTTATAATTCATACATCACCATCTTTACGATTCTCTGATTTGTGAACATCAAAGTCTCCACCAGGATAACGTGCTTTAAGTTTATCTACATTCATCTCAATGATTTCATCAAAGGTAGTATCAAGTGCCATACATGCTTGTGCAATGTACCAACAGATATCACCCAGTTCTCTCTTCATATGAAAGACATTATCTTCATTATATGGTTTACCTTGAAGAATAATCTTCTTTACTACTTCAGTAAACTCACCTGACTCAGCAGTTAAACCAAGTGCAGCAGTTAATAATTGAGGAATATTACAGTCATCTTCTATCTCAAGTTTATTAGTTCTACTAAGAAGAGCAGCATAATCTAAACTCTCATTACTTGTTACACCCTTTACAAACTCAAGGTACTTTTCGGTATCAACTTGTTTAGTCATTAAATTTAAAATCTTTAAATGATTTTTTTGGTTTCTCTTTAAAATTATACTCTTCTTCTTGCCCACTGTCAACGATATCTTCTTGTGCATTTTGCTCACAGTCATACAATCTCATCTTGGCACGATCAATACCAACAATAAATCTCTTATTAACTGTTGGATCATTATACCTATTCTTTAACTGCTTCACCATTATTTGATTCAATGGTTCCAAGTCTTCTGTAGAAATAAGGGCAAACATAAGGTCAGCAGTAGCAGGGAGTCCAAAAGATTCAGAGGTGTCAGTAAGCTCAACATCGCTACTACCGTAACCGCTACGAGTAGTTTGAGTGGCAGATACAATCGGAACGTTCGCCTCAACTGCGAGACCCCGTAGTTCTTCTGCGATTGCTTTGATGTAGGAGTAGGAGTTGACATTACTTTTTGCTCTATATCTGGATGATGCACATATATTTAAGTAATCTATGAATATTATATCAGGTTTAAAATCTTTCTTTAAAGACAAATCAGATAACAGTGCCTTAAAATGACCTGCATGAGCAGATGCTGTAGGGTACTCTTTTATAATCAACTTACCCTGAGTCTTACGAGAGATTTCATTTACCTTACTACTATAAAGAACTTCTGGAAGTTCAGCAATATCTCTTATATTTACATTGAGAAGATTTGCATCAATTCGTTCAGCAATTTTCTCTTCTGCCATTTCACATGTAATGTATAGTACGTTCCGTCCTTGCAACAGGATGGAGCTAGCCATGTGGCACATGAATAGAGACTTCCCGACACCTGTACCAGCAAGTGCGATATTAAGAGTCTTGTTAGGGATCCCACCTTTCGTAATATAGTTAAACTTTTCCAAATCAAACGGAATTTTCTCCTCCGTCTTATGGTAGAAGTCGTATCGTTGTTTAGATTGTTCAATGTAATCGTGACCAATGTGTTCATCAAAAGAGACGGCCAAAGCATTCTGAAGGATGCTAGGGATAGCACCCTTGTCTAACTTTTTGTCTCCACCATCTGCAATCTTAATTGACTGCATCAGAGCAAGGTATATAGCTCTATCTTGGCACCACTTTTCAGTAGCATCTAGCAGCCAATCATAATCAACCCATTCGTCAGTTAAAGATCGAATGATGGTAGTCGCTTCTTGGAAGGAATCTTCTGTAAGATCACTACGATTTTGAAGGTTTATGCTTAGAACTTCTTGAGTAGGAACCTTGTCATATTTATTCGCAAACTCAGAGATCTCCTCAAAGATTATTCTTTCAGGATATTCTGTAAAATAATCTGCCTTAAGAAATGGTACTACCTTACGATAATACTCTTCTGTAAATAATAGATTTCTGAGAATTGTTGTTTCAATACGTTCAGTTGCCATAACCATATTCAGTTCGTGCTGCTTCTTCTAGTTTTGCCATTACTTCTTCTGAGAAATACTTGCCTGGATCAGCAAGAATAGATTTAGGGTAAACAGAAACCTCACCGAACTTGATACGGTTGCCCACCCTCTTAAAGACTCCGTACTTCTCACCGAGTTCCAAGAGTCCATAATAGCGGTCCAATCCACGTTCGTCAAAGTATAATCTAGTAGCAACTTTCGATCCCTCCTTGGATAATCGAGACTTCTTGGCCTCACACTTAATGATGTTACCCACTAAGTCTGTGCCTTCTTTCTCTTTTGATTTTGTTAAGTATATTATAGTAGATGCAGCGTACTTTAGTCCACTACCACCGCCCATTTCTTTAGCTGGCACATAGCTCCCGATCACATCATAAGTATGATTGGTCACAAGCATGGGTATTCCTGCCTGTCCCAACTTCAAGGTCAATACCCTGAATGCACCCTTAATCAATTGTGATTTGGTCATGTCCCTGACCTGCTTATCATTAGAGATGTCTTCCATCTCCTTTGATGTACTAAGCATACCAAGACTGTCAAGAACAAACATCAATGGTTGACGCTGCTCCTTTGGTTCTTTTAAATACTTGTCAACAATCCTTGTGGCCTGTGTTCTGAACTCTTCGATGGTTGCTACAGGGAAGATTACCATACGTTTGGAATCAATTCCCCTGCTCTCAATCATATCTTTTGAGATAGCAGATTCAGATTCAAAATAAATAACCCCACCGTTGCTATGGTTATCAAGAAAGTTACGTACAACACTGAGTGCAAAGAAAGTTTTTCCTGTTGAGGATTCTCCAGCGAGTGCTGTGACTTTGTTAGAAGGGATTCCCCCGAATAGAGAACCACTAACGACAGCGTTGAAAATATAGCTACCAGTATCAACAAAACTGGATGTATCTCCAGCAGCGACTCCATCACTGACGAGGCTAGCATATTCATTTCCACTATCTTTAATTACATTATCTAAGAACGATCCCATTTTGTGACCTCACTTTCGTACATTCTAACATAGTCATGATCTTTCGACAAGAGCTTGGCATATCCTCTTGCCATATCTTCTTCTTCAAAAACTCTTATTTGGTCAGAATCAAGTGCTTCATACGAAGTATCTTGATAGGTGACAGTCCACACTGTTTTACTCATTCAAAAAATCCTCTTAGTGTTATACGTTTTTCATGTTCCCAACCAATACATTGTAGCACGTTTTTCAGGGGCTCAAGAAAACTTTTCTCAAATTGTGTCTGGTAATCAACATACTTCTCTATACCAAATTCCTTTGGTAGATCTCCAAAGAAACTAATACAGTTCTCATGGATAGGATTGGGTGTTTTAAGATACATGAATTTTATCTTCTCTCCTTCCTGAATGAAAGGAAACTTGTTCTGAATTTTATGTTTCTTAACATAATGATTATACAGAAGAGCACCCCTTACGTGGATGGGCGTTCCTTTACTATAGATGTCAGTTCTGTGGCGATATTTTTCAAGGTTGTTAACGCCTCTGGGGAATGCGACTTCCTCATAGGGTCGTTCTCTGGTTTCTGTTCTGACATCATTGATAAAAGAGATAAGCTCATCATTTGTTTTGCCGATAATGATCTTGAATGCTGCATATAATTTATCCCGAAAGTATGCTGGTGTCGATGACCTAGCAGTTTCTAATCCCATGATCTTCATCTTGGGATCTTTATAACGGACTCCTTCAGAGTCCCACACGTTTAATATGTATCTTTTCTTGGCCGTCCAAATTCCTCTATCAGCGATGTTCTCTCGCTTCATAATCATCTTTTGGTCATACGCCGAAACATACGACGCAAGCTCCTTATAACAGGAGTCGATGAACGGTTCCAACTTATCTTGGCAGATCTTATCAAGTAAGGCCACGATCCTAGCCTTATCACTAGACTTATTACTAAAAAATTTATCAACAAGAGGTCCAAGATTAAGATAGATTGAGTCGGTATCTGATGCAATGACGTAATCTATGTCTTGACTTTGTAACAAACTATTTAGGTAAGCATTCATCTTATTCTCTATCCACCTGATAGAAACCTGCCCAGATAGAGTGATAGCCTCAGCATTTGCAAGACGATAATACCTAAAATGCTCGTTGCCGATAGCACCATAAGCACTGTTAAGAGATATCTTCTTTGCCATCTGTATGTTGTTACATCTAGCAATCTCTTTCGTGAGTTCAACCGATGGATTCTTCTCATATTCTTGCTTCGCTTTAATCATTTTCTTCTTGAATATGACCCTAGAGTCATACATCTTCTGCATCATCAATGGTAAGAACCCCTGTATATCCTTCCTGTACTGTGCTCCATTAGCACACACAGCAAACTCACCATCTATATCTACCTTCTTCTCTAGAATCCCTTCAACGCTTGCACTGGAATGTCTAGTCTCCCTGAGGGTCTCTGGTGAGATATTATATTGCATAATAAGATGAGGGTAGAGGCTATTAAGGTCAAAATTAACCACCCAATCATAGCGTCCTGGTTTCGGTTCCTTGACATATGCTCCTGCGTATTGTGTGCTCTTAGTTGCTTCTTTCTTAGGTGGAATTGCAATCTTCCTTTTATTCAATTCATTGTAGATGTAGTTATCCCACATCCTAACCTGAGAAAAAATATCTTCATAATTTACCTTAGCATCATAGGCCATAGTGAATGCTAAGTCAATCAATTTCATCTTCTCATCTAGTTTATCAACCAACCTAACATCATGGATGTTGTACTCGATAAACTTCTGCCAATCTTTCTCATAGAACTCTTTAAATGTATCAAACTCAGAGTGATCTAACTTCTTCTCTCCAAGTTCAACATTACAAATATGATCTAATCTATAACTCTCTTGATTTGAATAAGTAAACTTCCTATACAACTCAAGATAATCTAATGTTGATATACCAAGTGTGTCTACAGCAAATTGCTTACGACCTCTAATAAAAATCTCACGCTGAGATACTAACCTCCAAGGAGAAAGAAGTTTAACAAACTTCTCTCCTAAAATTCTTTCAACACGATTAGCAATGTACGGCATGTCAAACAACTGTACATTCCAACCAGTAACTATATCGGGGTAATTGTTTGTCCAATAATCCAAGAAGGCATTAAGCATTCCCTCTTCGGATCTGAAGTGCATGTAGTCAACCTCAGGATCTCTGTTAGTGAAAGCCCTTGCTCCCCATACAGTAATCCGTTTAGTAAAGCTGTCCTTGATACTGATCGCAAGGATCTCTTGATCTGCTGATTCAATATTAGGAAATCCGTTTTCTGCTGCTGTCTCGATGTCAATTGTAAAAACACGGATCTTACTGGAATCGAATTTGATCTCATCTTCTGGATGCTGCTCTGAAATATATTGATATAGGAATCTACTATTCCCATAGATATCAAAATCTTCTACTTCTCTATACTGTCTTACAAAATCTCTTGCCTCAGTAATAGATCCAAACTTATGTGGTTCAACACAATCACCTTCTAGTGTCTTCCATTCTGAATAATTTTTACTAGGCAAAAATAGCGTGGGGTTGAAAGGAACCCTCACGCTATATCTGTTACCATTTTCATATCCACGAACTAACAGTCTGTTACCTGCTTGTTCTACACTGGTATAAAACTTCATTCAGTTAACACTTCTGGATTTGCTCCGTAGTACTTGGAAAGGACATCCCTACCAGGCTCTACAAATGTTATTATATCAGAAGATCGCACAACTGTCTCCTTTTTATCCGTAAA